CGGCACCTGCACCGAACAGCAGTGACGTGCCAACTTCCATTTGCCCAGTTTCTTGGACGATGTTCTGGAAGATTTCGGGGGCGTTCTGGGCGTAGGAGCCTAAGAATATACCGACGTTCTGGCCTGTCTGTGCTTTAGCGGCAATCTGCGGGGCGGCACGTTTCATGCCCTCAGTTACAAATGCGGTAGCGGCTTCGCCAGCTAGACCACGTTCGGCAGCTTGTGTTGCTAGTGCTTTACCTGTTGAAGTTAAGGCAGCACGACCAGTTACTGCGCCCAACCCAAAGCCGGGTATGAGCGACGTGGCAATGTTTGGAATTTGTTCGCCAATAACTTCTATACCAAACTGTAGTGCTTGATATGGCGACTCAACTTGTTTGTAGGATTCGAAAATAGGCGGGCGCTGCCTAGCAATTTCTTGCTGAGATGCCGCAGCTTCTTCCATTTGCCGGGCAGCATAGTCTTCAAAACCAAGACCTTTACCGACCATAGCGGGGAGAACGTCGCCCCCAAGGATGCCAAGTTGTTGTGTTCCGCGTTTTACGCCACGTGTAAAAGTCTCCCCTAGCCCGAACTCAGGAACAGGAACTTTGAAGTCGTACTTTTTGGCTAACGCATTAAGTTGCGCGTTAAACTGCGCTTCCGTCAGGTTGTCATCAAACCGTACCGGTCCTAGCTTCGGCAGATTGATAATCATTGCGCACCCTTACTCATCTATTAAATCAGACGCGCTTCTAATACCCGGCATACCTAAGTCTAATTCCCCCATCGCTTCAAGTTTTTGTCCAAGGTACATTTTTTGGAAATTACTAAATTCAGTTTGGGCTTTGGGTATGTTCGCCCAACCATCACCATATCGCCCTTTCAAATCTTTTATAAACGCCGCATATCGAGAATCACTTGGCATACCTTCGAGAATCTTTTGTTTGACCCCCATGAATTTCGCATTGGCGGCTTGCCCAAGCGCCTTATTACGTGCCTCTTGCGCGGCTATTACTTTATCGTAGTACCTACCAGTAATGTCTAGCTGTTTACCACGAAGCGCCAATTCTTGACGCCCACGTTCATCTGTCAACTCGTAGCCATATAGCTGCACGTTAGCGTTCGTAGCCAATTGCGCAGCGTTCATCTTCAAGTTAGCTTCCGCTGTACGCACCTCATTTCGCTGCTTGAACATATTACTTTGCGCTGCTTCATAAGAGTCTTCCATTTGCTGCCTACGAGCAATATCTTTCTCAGCGCCGCTCTGTTTTGCTTGCTGATCAGCGATACGCAACGCATCCATCCGATCATCCAGCTTCTCTTCAGCGGCACGCAAATCTTTAACATCTTGTTTGTATTGATTCAGCGCACTTAACCCGTGCTCTCGCAGGTCTTCAAACTCTTTTCCTTGACGAGAGCCAATTAGCCCTAAACCAATACGCATCATTGCTTCGCCTTGTGACTCGCCCTTACGCGCAGCCAACTTGCCTTTTTTATCTTCGACCGCAGCAAGCATGTTTTTATACATATCTGGATCTACACCCAGCGACCTCATGTGATCCATGCGCTGACTACTTAACTCAGAAAGTTCTAGCGGTTTTTTGCCTTGGTAGAAAGAAGCATCAATTGCTGTACTCGGTATATCGATCTTAGGACGTGTCACTTTTTTCTTGCCCGGAGCAAACGGCGGCACTTCTGGACCGGCTGGTGGTGGTGATGGTGGCGCTTCTCCTTCCTTCACTATCTGCCCTGTTTTAGGGTCAGTGTAACCAACACCAGTCTGTCGGCGAGCCAAACGCTCTTGATAAGTCTCTAGCGGGAACTGATCTTCTTTAACCCCATCCACGGTCTTAGTTTTATACGGGGTGATTCCAGATGGTCCACTTGGTGGTGCCGATTGAGTTCTAGCCGCAACTCTGAGTTGTCCTTCCAATGCACTTAACTCTTTACGAATCTGCTCGGCTTCAGCTTGTTGGGCTTTTGTTTGTTGCCTAAACCCATAACCTTCTAATTGCTGTAGTCGAGCACGTAAAGCCTGCTGTCTTGTTAACACATCTTGTTGGGCACCATACCGCTCTGAAGCACCGGGCGGCGCACTAAATATATCTGCCATCGTGCTACCTATAGCTCGTACACCCCGCCCAAACATAGACGAAGTTTCTTCTTCGGGTGCACGTGGGCGGAACACATCTGTGGTAGTCATGCCATACACAGTATTACTGCCTCCACTTGTGTCAAACGGAGTTTGCAAGTCTGAGGGCATATTTAAACCCCCTTCTTGAAACGCCGTAATACCACCACTTGCGTACTCAGCGCGTGGCTGCATACCTGCTGGAAGGTCTTCAATACCTCCAGCCCCTGCTGAGGGAAGTAACCTAGCGACTCTCTCCAAAGGGCGACGCAGCAACGAAGGCATTCCAATCCTATCTCTTGCAGGCATAAGTTGCCCAGCAGGCATACCAGCTAATGCTTCTTCGTCCATCTGCGGTCTTTCTGCAACACGGACAGGTGCTGGTTCTGGGCGCTGCTGCGCCATGAAGTTTTTAACTCGTGGGATATAAGTTTTTGTTTCACGAGGTAGCTCTGACGGATCACCACCACGACGTAGCCACTTATCTACATTACCCGGACCCCAGTTGTATGCAGCGAGGGCATGGTCAACATTACCTCCATACTTCTTCAACATCACGCCAAGATACTCGCGCCCAACACGCAAGTTCTCCTGCAAGCTCTCGTCTTGCACCGGCTTAATACCATAGCCCGGATCACGCATGGTACCGGGCATCAACTGGGCTGCGCCACGCGCACCTTTAGAACTAACTGCGCTGTGTTTGCCACGGCTTTCTGCTTGGACAAGCGCTTCGAACAGACCAGAAGGTACCAAGTCTCCTTTAGCGTAGCCTTCTACTTCGCCACCATCATCAAACGCAACGATGCCCCCACCTGCGTATTCGCCTACATCCCCGGAAGGTATATTAAGCAGTCCGCCATCAGCGGCAGTCATCATGAGTGGAGGAGCCGGGGGAGTGCCGATACCGGGGGATGTACGTAGTTGTGGAGTTTGGCTTTGCGGGCCCACTGCCAATGTAGGTAATCCAAGAACTTCTTGTGCAACGGTAGCCTGCGGAGGCTTGGCGTTCTGCTGCTCAATACGCTGGATCATCATGCCAGCCATCATTGCCTTTTGCGGGTCGAGCAAACCTAATTGCACCATGCGCCCAAGGTCGGCCTTAGAGTATTTCGTTGCCAACGCCTGAATTTCTTGGATTTGTCTTTGCATGATTTACCCCTGCGCCAATTTATTTGCTGCGACACTAGCAAGTCCGCCCGGCACAACACCACCTTCAGCACCAAATAACCCCGCTTGCTTCGCGCCAAGGTACGTCAATCCGGCACCCGCTACTTGTCCAAGCATAGATGGTGGTTGTTGGTACATCGTCTGTGAATATTGCGCCAAAGGTAACCCACGCAGCATGTCAGACATAAATGCCAACTGCTGATACGGATACTGCCGCTGGTTCTGGAAATCTTGATATGCCTGCCCCAGTCGTTGCTGCTCCAGCGCCTGTTGCTGCGCACCCGCTGCAAGTTGTCCTTGAATAACGTCTTTTTGTTGACCAAACTGTGTTTGACCTAGCTGCCCCAATGCACCAGCGGCTTGTAGTCCTAACCCCGCACCGCGTAGACCAAGATCGGCACCAAACTGTTGTGCCTGACGTGCTTGCTCGAACGCCGTCTGCATCCCGCGACCATAAATATCTGATTGCAACTGCCCTAGATTGCGCTGACGCTCTGCTTCCACGAGGCCAAAACGAGACCCGCCAAATGCGCCAGATCGGGCAGCTTGCGCAGCCTGTTGTTGCCCAGTAATGTCGGCTTGGCGACGCGCTTCCCGCATCTGTGGGTCAAGTGCCAATTGTGCGTATGGCGACATATAGGCTTGCATCGCCCCCGGGGAGGTTGCTTGTTGTGCAAATTGCTGACCTGCTCCCAAACCTTGCAGTCCGGCAATTCCACTCATTTGTGTAGCTGTGCCTAGCTGCTGTGCTGGCTGAAGATTAGCTACACCTTGAAATGCTTGATTTTGAAGCGGCGTAAAGCCAGCAATCCGTTCACCACCATAGGCTTGATAGGGTGTCTGCGACAGCGCCTCAGTTTTGCCCAGCATACGCTCGACATACGGTCTAGCGTATTGAGGGATGTTAGTTTGCGTGACGGTTTGGTTCGCTGGTTGAGCAGGTTGATCACCACCGCCGCCATGCAGTTTGATCTTACCGCCTTCTTTTTTGAACGCATCGGTGGGTAGGTCAGGTATCCCCAGTAGCGCCATCGAACGGTCATTGAATCTCATAATTTTGCTCCTACAACTCTATACTTTTCTATGAACCCGAATCGCTTCCATAACCTAGCTATTGACTCTCGCCCAACGCCTTCGATGTAAGTCGCACCAAACGCTTTTAGTAGGTCAGAAAACTGCTCATACGTATTTTGGCCTGTTATTAAACTACCCCCCATCGTCACCACAAACGCTACACGATGGTTTGGTCGATTAAAAAACTTTACGGTTGCCGCACCCTTAATTTCATTTGAGTCCGCAACTGCCACTACTAACATCCAAGAACCGTCACTTACATAAACTTTTGCTTGTTCCAGCGTGTAGTCATCTTGATGTGACAGAGCCGCAGCAATAAACCCTTCGACAGCAGGCCACACTTGATTTACATAACTAATTTCTACATGTTGGATTTTCATGCAGGTAAGTATTTATCCGATCTAGTATTCGCCGCAACTTTGCCTTTGCCAACCGTCTTGCGACGCGCCTTCTGTACCCGATCCATCATGGCATATAGCTTACGGGCACCTGCTTCAGTGCTACCGTTACCAATCTCAGACACAATGCGGGCTGGGACTACAAACTCACCATCAGCGAGACGAGCAGGTTGACGGTTGCCAATAACAGCAGGGATAGAATCAGAAACTCCATCGCCGGGTCCTTTCAACAGACGACCACCATCAGAGTAATCACCCAAGTGCGAGATACCACCCCCCGCTGCAAAGCCCTTAAACTGCCCAAGATTCTTATCCATCATCGAATAAAAGTCAGTCAGACCAAGTTGTTGTTCAGGTGGCTGATAGGCAGGGGTGCTAGGCGCTGTGTATGCGGGTTGTGCTGGCATAGCAGGTGCGGGTCCCATAGCAGGTGGCGCAACACCACCAGAAACTTTCGCCCCGTGGCTTACTGCCGGTTGGGGGTTGGTAATCGATGCAAGCATACCGAGTATGCCGCTTCGTGGTGTTGGTGTCCCCGTCTGCGTAAACTGCATGGTGCTAGGGTCATATGAATAGCTATACTCTCCCTTGCCTCCCGTCGATCCTAGTATTTTTCTTAGATCTATACCACCACCATTGGCAAACTTTTGTTCGCCTGTATATGGGTCAACCGGCGTATCGTACCCCTGAGTAACAACAGGTGTATCTACTGGGCGTTGTAAAGTTGGGTTGCTATATGTGGGTGTTTGGTACCGCGCTTGTGGGTAGGTCATATTGCCGCCTACAGCGTTCATAGCAGACATAGCCTCAACTGGACCACCTACGGCGTAGCCCATTAACCCACCTTCAGCCGCGTACTCAGGGCCGGGTGCGCGGTAGGGAGTAAGTGCCGTATATCTATCTGTGAAGTAATTACGTTCCGCGCTTGACCCCGGCGTGCTAGAGTACATAGGCGCACCCATATCGTAAGCGGCTTGATTTTGCGTTCTCTCGTAGGTATACGGACGAATCATCCCCGGGTCGTCTTTTGGTGATATCGCTTTATTCTTTTGGCTTAGCATCAACGAACCAGCGATAGAAGGCAGCGTACCAGTTGGCAGTGCATCATATAGGTTGCTAAGCCCACCTTCTTGCCCAAGCGCTTTAACCCCTGAAAGCATGTTGCTTCCCATAGATGGCGCAGCAGTTACTCCTTGGCCTAGACTACCAAGTGTACTAATAGGTGCCCCTGCGCCAGCAACAGGCGCAACATAATCTGGCCTAAACGCCAAAGCGTTCGGGTTTAGTGGGACTTTTGGCACGGCAGTTTGTAACCCTGCGGGACCAAAATCTTTTGGAATAAAGTCTGGGAAAGGTCCTGTGCCTTTAGCTACATTACCAAACGTGTTTGCACTAGATGGGAATAGCGAAGTACCTGTACCAGAAGCACCCGCACCAGCAGTAGTAACCCCAGCACCAGTAGCCCCAGTAGCCCCAGCACCAGCGGCAGCACCCGTCTTTGCTAATCCTGCACCAAGTCCTGCGCCACCATACGCGCCAAGACCTGCCATCAGACCTTGCTTCAAGTCTCCAGTTGCTAACCCGGTAATACCACCCACTGTGAGTGCTGAAGCCAGCGGGGTAGCCCCGAGAAACGCCAACGAAGTGCCCGCAGTAAGGGGTGCCAAAGCAAACCCCGCAAGCATCGGGAGCATCCTTTTCAGGAACCCAGCTTCAGGTAGTCCAGTCTCAGGGTTGATGGTAAGTGACCCACCATGTGCCATTGCAAGGGCTTGCAGACCACCAACTTCGCCGGGAGTCATATGGACGAGGACTTTGTCTTCCCCGCGCCCAGCGGATTGAAGGTGATTGGCTAGACTATGGAGGCTCATCGCTACCTCATCCAATAAAATTTGTCAAAGTTTAACATGGGGGGTATAGCTTGCGTATAAAATAAGTTAACAGAATTACACTTTTATTTTGACTACGTTCCCTGCTGTGGTGTCCCTATACAAATCTCCTATGCGGATATTCGCTATATCTGCTTGGGTCGGCAAACTAACTGTGCGCACCCCCGTCGCTTGATCTATCGTGCTGAAATTCATTGCCGAAATAATATCGGTCGCACTAAGAGTTTGCGTAGAAGCAGCACTCGGACCCGCATTATCAAGTTGTTGAAAGTACAGCCGCAGAATAGATAATAGTTGATCGATGTACTGTCGGTCGTACTCAACTGGGGCAAAAGGTAGCGCAGGGGCTCTAGTAGTGCCGGTTGACATGTTTACCTCCTACCATCTTTACGCACATCGATCCGTGGCACACCCAACTGCCATTGCGTTCCTAATGTATTGGACTGCACTTTAAACGCTACTTGCCGCCCACGAACCCGGGTATACACAATTTCTGTAAATTGTTGAACTGGGTAACTTCTAGCTACAGAGTAGTTTTGAGCAGACTCTACTTCAGGGGAATCCGCTGAACCGTAAGGAGCTCCGGGGTTTCTTCTAGGCAAAACTGTAAAGTCAACTTGCGCGGGCTGTCCAGAAGGCGTATTTGAATTATTAAAAGTTATATCAGGGATAATTCTGTACACGAACCCATAATTATGCCCATCCCCAATATCAAAATCCGAGGATTGTATATACGCATCAATTGGTATAGGGGTGTTTCCTGAATTATTATCAACCCCTAGTTCATGAAGCACTATTCTATTAACAGATGCGTCCGCTGCCACTGGGTATGTACGCAATGGACTATCTAACCATGCTGTTCGGGACAATGTGCCGTAGTACCACACTCTATCTAGGTGGTTGAAGATGACATACCGGTCGTTAATAACATTTGGATTTTGAGGCGTACCAGTTCCATTTGGGCCAGTTATTGACGGGTAGTGCCACCATACTTCGTTATACCCTTCATTGGTGCCTGCAATTACTTGAAATAGTTGATCAACATTAATATCACTAAAAACAAATTCACGTAATGCGGAAGGTAATGTTTCTACCCTACCTGCATACATATAAAATTTATCTACTCCCATCCAATACACAACACCGTTAACCGTAGTCATTGCACTTGGACTAGCAATAGAGATGTTGTCAGCAAGAATGTTAAAAGTCCATATATATGGAGGCCCCGCGTATTGCATGGAATAAACTGCGGTATTTGTCCAAACTAAATTTTCTTGTCGTGTCTGTATCCCACCAATAATTGATGATCCGTGGGATAGCCGGTAACTACCCGCTTGGTTTGTAATTGACGGACTCCAGTTTGTGTAATCTTCAGCTACAGACCAACGTATTAAAAGCGGGTCAAGGTCATTTGGCGTCGGGTCAAAAGAATAGGGATTACTGCCCAATGCAATAACGATACGAGTAGCGTCGGAAATAAGTAACTGTAAAATTTTAGTGGGGCACTCAGGACCTGTTACTAATGTACCTCTGACCGTGTAGTCAGGTTGTGTACCAAGCCCCGGGTCCCAGTAATACATAGGACCTTCTCGTGGGGAGAATAGCAATGACTGTCCAAAATTAATTTGACTCCATAGTCGTAATTGCTGCCCGATCCCAGTTGTAAATCCAGAACCCCAAGTCAAGCGACTCCACGACCCTGTACCCCAGCCGGTGCCAACTGTATAGACAGCATTACCGGTATTGATTTGGTATGCGATTGTTATTGTAGAAGCTGCGTTGCTTCCGGTTGTGCTAGTACTCAACGCAACGGTGTACATGGTGCCCGAAAGCACCGATGTAATTTGGTACTGACCGTTTACGTCTACTCCGCCAATCGTACCGGCACCGGCTATGGTGACAAAATCATTTACTTGCAAGCTTTCTGCTGCACTGTCAGATACAGTCAATACCAAACCGCTGGCGGCAAGTGTGATTGTGGATGGGTTAATTACCGGCGGTCCAGCAGACGGGGTGTTGCCGTTTATCTCGCGTATCGGCGTAATATCATAATACGCACCGCCATCTTCTATATAAAATTTTAAGTTTGTACCAACACCTAACAAATTAAAACTCTTTAGTGAGACCCAATTCCAAAGAGATCTACATACCCCCAAAAAGGAAGTAAGCGATACTGCCGTCCACCCCCCAATCTTTTCCGGGTAGCCAGAACGAAACCGAACTTTGTCGCAAGCGTACCAACCACCTTCGTTAGAAAGTGTCGTGCCTTCACGGTTTACACCGGGGCGAAATTGTAGCTTTTGTAATGGCATGATTAGCCTATACTAATTGTTAGCCCTTGAATGGCTGGCATGGAGGTAACAGTCACAGTTACATTTTGCGCCGCTTCCCACGGCTGCCCGCAGTTTGTGCACATACCACTCGACGCCTCGCGCTCACTAACAGGATCTTGGCAATGAATGCACACTTGCTCAATCGTATGCGCTGGCTCCACGGTACCGTCAGGTAAAACTGTTGCTTCTCTGATGAGTTTCATTTTGACCTCTTATACCGTACCAAACGCCGTTACGTTGCCTTTTAGAATAATATTTCCAGACGCGTCTATTTTAGCTATATTGGTAGCGCCATTTCTTATAAACAAGACCCCACCAACCTCAGTAATAGTGAAATTAGTAGTTGAAATTGTCCCACTTCCCGCAGAAAGATTACCCGATACATTACCTGTCACATTACCTGTCACATTACCTGTCACATTGGCTGCGACCCCAGCCGGAGCGGTTACTGCGCCATCTAGCGACGTTGTTCCCCCCACGCTAAAATTACCTACTACATGATTTAGCTGCTCAATGACATTAGCACCGTCTGCACGTACCAAAACTGTTTTACCTGCGGGGATAGCAACGCCAGTACCTGCTGCTGTCGTATTGCCAAGAACGGTCGAACAAAACACTGTTGCAACAAACCCTGATACGTTACTAACCGTGTATAGCTTAGTTACCGGCGGTACATACACCGCGAAGTTTGCACCTGTTACAGTTGTCAATCTTAATGCCGCGCATCTGGCTTGGTCCGCTGTACCATTTAATGCGGTTAATGCCTGATTAGCCGAAGTGACAGATACCGTCGCCAAACCCGAAATTGCATCTTCAATGATGGTTCCAAGATTGCTATTGGTTGTCGCACCCCATGTGCCCGACTGTTCGCCACTAGCAATGAGTTCGATCCGTAGATCGGGGGAGTATGTACTTGGCATGGCTATTCCTTACTTTTGCCTGATGGCGTTGTATTGGGTGTAACACTGTTTGAGGGCGAACCGGAGTTCGTCGGCTTCTCCAGCGAGCCTGACAAGAAATTCGCTATCCGATCTGTAAAGCTCTTTTCCGGTACAGCCGCTTGATCCAATGCCGGTGGCACCGGACACGGAATTGCCTTGGGTGGGGCGCTCATTCCTGTCGCGCAGGCTGTTAGCAAGAGCGGTATTCCTAGCAGTAAGCTCACGCGTTTCACGATCCTTCTCCCTCCGCAGCCTATCTGCTGCTTCCTGCATATCTTGTTCGCGCTTGCGGGCTTCTTCTTGCCCTTTGGCGTAGGCGGCATACTGCTCGGCCTTTTCCTTATCCCACGCCTGCTGCACCTCGGCTTTGCCCGCAGAATTGCCTTTATAATACCCGCCCCCAGCCGCACCGGCAATTGCCAGTACGAGCGTCAACAGCACCCACGGGTTGAAAAACGCAGTCACTTAGTAGGCACCTTGGTAGCGTCCAGCTTCTTGTGGACTCGGACTTCTCTACAGACCTGCACTTCCTTACCCTTCTTGTCCTTCTGAGCGTTGCATACCTTCTTGGTCTCGGCAGCGTGGATCTGGAAAGCCAAGAACAAACTGGCAATAACGGTAACAGCCATGCGTAGGTAGATAAACATTACGAAATCTCCGGGTGAGGTGGTTGTACTGGGGCTGGTTTGCCACCATAGCCTGTGGCTACCGACGGCGCTGAACTAATAGGGTCAATGGTTGGCTCCATACGCACAGGTGCATGGGCGGTTGCTGCGGCTTTGGGAGCAGGTGGCGTTGGTGTATCAGAGCGTTCTTTTTCTGTCGATAACCCCGGTGGCACGAACTGCTGAAGCGCATCCTTACCCTTGACCGCAAGAAGAGTTGCCAAAGACCCCAAAATATATTTAGACATGTCCGACAAGATCAGGAAGAACTGCTTGTCCGCCGGGGCCATCCCGCTCATCGGTTGCTCGACGAATACGACTGAATACAAGCTCACGCCCACCATGATGATTACAACGCAGCAGAACGTAACAGCAATACAGAACTTAATTACTGCATCGTGTTGTTCCTGTGTCAGTGCAAGGAACTGGCTTATTAGTTTTAGCGGGTTCATTGGGTTCCTCTTTCATCACTTCCGGTTTCAACAACTGATCCGGGCAGGTTCCTGTTACAGCACATTGTGGGCGTTGGCATCGCGGTTTGTCCCAGTTTTCTGGGTTCTGACAAAAGTACCGAACCCGTTCACAACCACTAAGCCAAACGACTGCCAGTATCAAGCATAGCCAACGCAATTTCATAGTGATGCTCCCTATCTGCCAATCCAATATAGCCGCCGTTAATTGCGCGAGTTAAACCTTTGAAGTCGTTGCTGTCAACAAACCGGTTCAGCTTGTTCGTCTCCCAGAACCAGCACGCACTCTGGGCTGCACCCTCGAAGGTCTCCAAGTACTCTGACGCTTGCTCCGGAGTCAGGTCAAGTGACGTACCGAACCAAAAATAGTTGTCCTTGCCAGTCAACTGCAAAATTCCTCGGCCACGGAACGCGAACCCCTCTTGGCTGGCTTCATCCCCATTACCCATCCGGTTGGCGTACACACGGCTGGCGATCTTCTTCGGGTTGCGCTCGTACTGCTTGGCAAGGTCAAGGGTTGGGAAGTACTTCGGGAAGACGCGCATCAAGCCGGAAGCTGAGTAGTTCAGGTTCTCGGTGACAAACACAAAGCCGCCCGACTCGTGACCGCACTGCGCAAGGAAGGCTGCTACGCGCTTTGGGGTGTTGATCTGGTATTCATCTAGCAGAGACTTGCCACCAAACTCTGTCTGCGGGCCAAACAGCGTGTCGTACCACTGCTGTGCGTACTTGGTATGAGGGGCAAACTTCTTGAACTGTGCCAACGTGATCATTTGTCGTACATCCTCTCAATCAGTATTTCCTTGCGCAGCTCCCGCATCTTCCTTACCTCATGCACCGCCGCTTGGGTCGCAAAGTACATGTCGTAGTACATGAAGGCCAAGATCGGCATCACGATAAAGAACATCAGCACTACGGTCAGCACTACAACAATCAATGACCAAGGGACATCCTCTGTATCGCGCTTCTTGTCGTCAGCCACATTATTCCCACTGCCCATATAACTACGAACACCACTGCCGAAACCCACATTGCTTTTGCCCTGATTTCCGCTATTCTTCTTTTGCGTCGCCATGATGCTATCTGTGCCAGTCTAAGTTCCTCTGCGTGGGCTACCTCCTGTTCGGCAACGATCCGCTGCCGCATCTCATCAAACTTACCCCACAGTGCGCCCAATTCTGGCGGGGCTTTGTACACCATCATTTCTCTGACCTCTGCCCATATAGCATCCAGTCTTGAGTTGATCAGTATCCGCCGCAACGCCCGCTTACCTATACTCTCTTCACCCTTGTAGACTTGCTTGGCTTCGATCTGCTCCTTTAAGAACAACTTGCTGATCTCGTCATGCGCATCCATCAACACGCCCAACTGAGTGCCAATGTCGGTAAATACGTCGTTCGGGTCAGCCTTCGCTATCTCCTGCACCCGTTGAACTTCCGCGTTGTACTGTTGCTTCTGTGCAGGTGTCGGGTCTACTATCTTGTTGTACTGCTCCTTCAAATCCTTCAGTACATCGCTGACATCCCCCGCTGCGCC